AGTAAAATATAATACATTCAAAAACATAAATAATTTTAAATAAAGGAAAAATAATATATTTAAAATTAAAAATATATTATATATGTAAATAGGTCTAAAAATGCTTATTTCTCAGGGATTAATTTTTATACTTTACCTAAAAATTTAGAATTTTTCCACGAAATAAACATTTTATTGCTCGAAATAATTAGCGTGTCAAAGTTCTTTTTTCTCAATTTGTCTTGTATTAGTGTCAAACATTCATAAGAGTTATATAATTTGCATCCAAAATATGCATCAGTAACTTGAAAAAATATATCGGTCATGTTGATATCTATGGCACTATTAATTTTCATTAAACATTCGTTATATTTTACTTCGTATAATTCTTGAACTTTTTTTCTTTCAATATGTTCGTTGTATTTTATTTTATTTATTAAAAAATCGTCTGTTAATTTAACATATGAGTTTAAACTAGGTGTTAAATCATTCACATTTAAATTTTGAATCGTATATTTATTTGTATTATCAATAATACTTTTTGTTAAATTATAATTATCATCAAAAATATTTTTAATATTAATATTATCCATTTAATTATATATTATTATATAGATAAATAAATGGAAGATATTCCCTTATATCAGGGCAAAACTAAAAATATATTAGTCATTAGTGGCGGTGGAATTAAGGGTTTTAGTGCGTTAGGGGCAATTACTAGACTAAAAGAATTAGAAATAATCAATAATCCAGATATTTTTTGCGGTACATCTGCCGGTTCAGCAATTTTATTGCTTTTATTAATAGGTTACTCTTCCCAAGATATTTACGAAATTTTGTCTGAGTTAGATATGACAAAAATGGTAGTTAATAACATAGATAATATATTAGATGAGGTACACATTGGATTAAATTTATGTAATCCAATAATTTATATTATCGGTCACATGATGAAAAGAAAAAAAATTAGTACAAAAATTACTTTTGAACAATTATTTAAAAAAACCGGTAAAAAATTAATAATTACTGGCGTGTGTCTTAATGATGCATCTTTACATTATTTTTCTCATGAAAATGTACCAAATATGGAAGTTTTAACTGCTGTCACGATATCCATATCAATTCCTATCATTTTTAAACCTCATTTATATAACAATAAAATATGGGTTGACGGTGGAGTTATGAATAACTATCCCATCGATTTATTCAATGATAAAATAAATGATGTCGTCGGAATTTATTTGGATGAGGAATATACAACTTATGAAGAATTTGAAGATATACAGAGCTATATTCATCAAGTCATTAAATGTATATTTAGAGGGATGAACTATTGGAAAATAGAAATGTATAAAAATAACACAGTTCATATAAAAACTAAAAATTTTGCATTTGGATACGAAATGAGTAAAGAAGATATTGAATTACTTTATAAAACAGGATATAATGCAGTAAGTGAAAAATTTGGCGAATTAATTAATTAAATTAAGTATCTTTTAGTTCAATTAATAGTTCAGTGTGTTCACAATTTACATAATACATGCCATTTGAACAGTATAGTTTACATCCAAAAGGTTTTTTAATAATTTTTGATGCGGAAAATTGTGCACATAGCAATATGTCGTTAATTATGATTTTTTCTAGAGATGTTGGCAAGTTATCTAATATTGTTGTAATTTTGAAAAATTGCAGACACTTAATTGTATTTGGCAGATTATTTATTAAATTAAAATTTTGAATATGATTGAAAATAATTGTATGTATTTTTTTTGGAAATCGCATATTGTTTATTGACTGTGAAAACTCATAACCAAAAATAATTATTTCCACAGAATCCGGCAACACAATATTTTCCACCGACTGATTAAAATAATATCCAAAATCTATTATTTTAAGATTGGGACTAAAATTAAATAATTCAAAAGGAATTATTTGATTATGAAATTTAAAACTGACGTCTTGCGAAATTATAAATTTTGTCATGTCTTCATTATAACATTCATCAAGACATGACAAATCCATAATTACCATTTGCTTTAATAACTTCTAATGATAAACATTTATTTTCAATTTTTATTCTGCTATATTTATATAATTAAAAATTACGTTTTTTAACATTGTTTACTTTTTCAACTGTAACAATATCTTCTTCATTAATATGAATTTTTGCTTTGTCTTTTGGTTTTAAAAATGTTTCTACATCAGTTCTTCTTTTAACGTTGGACACTAATGTAGTTTCAACTTCTTCCAATAATTTTTGTTCTTCTTCTTTTCTCTTGGCCAGATACATATCAATATCGTTACTGTCAAGTCTAGAATCGGGTTTTCTATTGTTTTTCCATTCGTTAAAATTATCCAAACTAAAATTTTTAATTTGTTCTTTGGAGTTAACGGAATTGCTGTCCAGCATCGTATAAAAACTACTCGGCATATTTTCAGTGTCATCAATAAAAGAAGAATAGTTTGTATCAAAATAACCGGGTAATGTGTCTAGTGTACCAAACTCTTTATTGACAATTTCCGTATTGGTATTTTTATTACTTTCTTTTATATATTCTAAAACTTGACCAATTTCCAAATTTGGATTGTTTTCTAATATAGACTTTAATTGTTCGTCAGTACTTTCTATGTTTGTCGCTTCACGCTCAAAATTGATATCATTAATTCTTTTTGTGGTATCTGTCACATCTAATACTTTTTCTCTAAAATCTTCTTTGTCTTTGAAAACGTCATCATAAATTTTATCTAGTTCTTCTTTGGTCATTTTCTTTTTATTGTCATTTAATGTTAAGAATTCTTTGAAATTATCTTTCATGGAAAAAAATGTGTCTTCCTGTAGTTCACTGTAACTTTTTTTTAAAAAATACAAATCATATTCTTTTCTTGTTTCTTTGTTTGATAATACTTCGTAAGCTTTTGATATCGTCTGGAACATTTCGACATTACCTGTTTTTTGGTCAGGATGATATTTTTTTGCCAATTCAATATAATTTTTTTTAATTTCTTCGACTGTTGCTTCCATATCAACATCTAAAATTTCATAATAATCGATAAATTTATCATTATCGTATTGATTTTCTAAAGAATCTGCCATATAATGGTACTATATAGTAATAATATTTTATATTGATTAAAAAAAAACAAAATAAACACAGTAAATAAAAATTTAACTACGACTCGCCAAAATTATGCGCTTTTAATTTGGCATTTTTTATAATTATTTATCACTCAAACTTTTTATGGTTTTCAATGAATTTGCGGGACTAATTTCACCATTTATCTTATTACTCTTGTTATTGTGAACGACTACTGCTGCAGGAACATATTGAACATCGTATTTGTTAAATAAACCTTTGGGGTCTTTATCAGCATATACTTTTTTAACGACAATATTGCCGTTTCCCAATTTATTAAGTTTACCTTTCAGACGCGGAAAATTGTCCTTATCATAATGAACACAATGAGGACAATGTTTACTTAAGAAAACAATGACTTGTGCTTTTTTGGCGGGTGCTGACACATTTTTTTCTGATTCTTCGTCATGAAAAGCTTCACCGTGATTTTCGTCTCCTACCAAAGTGTTCACTGAAGGGTCAAAGGCAGCATCAGGTTCAAGTTTGTCCTCTTGAGCGAAATTTTCAGATTTGGACGGGCTTATCCAAAAATAAAAAATTAAAAGAACGACTATTAAAATAATAGCAATCGCTATGTCTTTGTCCATTTGTATATATATATAAATTATAAATAAAAATTAGTAAAATATATTTAGTTATAATTAAATATAATTTTAATTGTTCAATCAAATTTGTTTAAAAATTATAAAAATAAAAAATTTAGTATAGAAAGTTTTCAAAAAATCTTATTTTATTAAAATTTTGTTCAAAATTATTTTCTATAAATTAATATATACATTCAATGTCAAATTTTAAATTAGGTATATTTAACGACCTGGCTGGATATCTTACCGCCGCCTATACAGAATGTGGTGATTCTGTAGATAGATGTGATGCCAACAAGATATATAACAGTTATTATTTACAAAAATACTACAAACCTAAAGCGCATATGGCAAGAAATGAAGATGTTGCTCCACAATTCACAAATGCTGTTATCAAATTCGCCCAAAAATTAGCTACATTTGATAAATCTGTGGGTTCTTCTCCAACTCTCAAAAAATTATTGAGAGAAGCTGCGGCTGCCCATCTGAACGCTCGTGTCGTTATGGAAACTGGTGGTAAAATTGCTGACTTGATTACTAATTTAAAATCAGACTTATTAACTTCGGCTGATACTAATGGTGACGACGAGTTTCAAAATGGAGTACTTAAAAATGTATCTGACTTAACGGATGCTCTCAAGAATGTTATAAATGCTTCTTCGATGTTTACGGATGACAAAACAAATGCCGTAACTTGTTTGACAGGCACCGGAGGCAAAAAATTAGACAAACTCAACTCCTGTGACTCGTTAGCAGCATTCTTGGCAACTGCTAGATTTAAATCTTCTTCAGCGTTAGCATTAAAAACTGATGGTACAAAGACTTTTGTTGACAATAAAACTGCCGCTGCTGCTGCTAAACAAGATGTTGTAAATCAAGTATTGTCCGTAATTGACAGTTGGATTGCAGCCAACTACGATACTAAAGGAATAACCGTGACTGGTAAAGAGACTAATGTTGCGAATGCTCTTGCGTTACTCAAAGACAGTAAATCATTAGATGCAACTGAATTAAAATTGTTCAATGCCTTTTTTAGAGTAATGAAAAAAAATACGAGTGGTGATTGGGATAAATGTGACCCAAGTGAATATGATTCTTCTAAACCTGACGATTTTCGTATTAATGCTGATATGAACGCGACGCTTTCTCCGAGAGTTCCCAGTATTGTGTCACTGATTCCCGTAGTAAAAGCTGGTACAAATGTTCTATATAATGACGGTAATGTTGGAAAAACGGCGACCGACGCAAATACTTTAAGAGAAATATTTAAAAGTGCATATTTAGATCCTAAAGTCCCTTCATTAACAACTCCAGCATGGGATGCAAGTTCTAACTCAAAATTACAACCAGATTTGGAAGCGTTATTTGCCGAAATTGTATTGAGAAAAGATACTCCAAATGCTCACATGGATGATGATGATACGTCAGAAATGGCAAAAGTCTTAAGCAGATGGCAAAGAGTTGGTGAAAATGTGTGGAAACATACATTGGATGACGGTACAGTAGTTACAATTAAACCAGGTTCCCCGGAATTTGAAGAAGATATTAGAAAAGAAGTAGCAAACTGTGCTGCAGTTGGATTTTCAAAAGATCCAGTTAAATGTGCGAGCTTTTTGGAATCTGTTGCTTTGGGTAGTACAGACGAATTGGCTAAAGTTGCTGCAGATCTTGATGAAACTGTTGCACCAGAAGTCGTGAGAAATTTACATCCCAAATTTGCCTTGGCAATTCTTAAAGCTTTTGGTTTCCATAGAAAAATGTGCAAAGACAGAGTCGCTGGACGTCAAATTGAAAAAATCCAAAGAGCTAGTGAATGGCTTGAAAAATACATTAGTAAAAAATTCACTAACCCAAAAGACGTTGACTTAATCAAAGGCAAAGCCAAATTAATTGCTTTCCTTGACTTATTAGCTCAATTAGTCAATGCTAATCCTTCTGTATTAAACGACAACATGGTCACTGAAACTGAAGAATCAAGAGGCGAAGTAGTTGTTCCTGGCGAATTAGCTGCAAGAAAAATTAAACCTGCCACTGCGAAAGGTAAAGGTAAACCATTTTTAGGTTGGGGTGAAATTCAATCAAACATGAATAAAGTGTATGGTTCTTTTTCCAGAGGATTAACATTTGATGGTATGTCAACTAATTCTCCTTTCGGTATGGATAACTTATTTCCCCAAATGAATATGTTGACATCTGCTCCAATAGTGAGAGGTTCAACATGGGGAGGTATGGTTGGCGGTGGCCCAGATGTTAAAGTTTTCTTACAAGATCACCAAACAGCATTAGAATATTCCAGCAATGTCCAAAGAATTCTTGATGAGTTACTCGCTAACTTAAGAACTTCCGGAAAAACATTTAGCAAGGAAGAACTTGACGCCATTAACAAGAAAAAAGCACAATTTGAAGAAATGGAAAGAGAACTATTTGGTATTGCTTGGAATATTCAAAAATATTCTCAATTACTTAAAGTTGTGGAAGCCGAAAACAGACCGGAAACTATTACAAGAGAACATATTGAAAGATATGTTGAAAAATACAATGGTTTATTGGGCAGATACGAAAAGAGTGGTAACAGCTTCAACACTTTAATTTCTTTACTGAAAGATTGTGCTGAAGATGGTGAAAAGGGTGACTGCAAAACCTTATAAACATTTGACATTAAAAAAATAAGTTTGTAAATTTTTAGTATTAATTTTATATTACAAAATATAAAATTTAAATTTTTGTTTAGTAATTTGAGTTAAAAATAGTGCCGGAGACTCCATGTACAATTCTCAGAACATTATGAGTTACAGCATAAGTTTTAAAAATATATTTATTATATTTTACGTCAATTCTTCTAAATATAGTATTAATATCAAACGTATTTAAACATGACATATTACAAGAACCAGAAGCTTGAATATTAATAGGATATAACGCAAAAGTACTAATACCAAAACCCGATGGTATTTTTGCCATTGGAAAATTATAAAAAGGTTGTAGTAAATTATAATAGCTCATCGGAAATGAATCAATTTGTCCAATGGAGTTAAAACTAAGATATGCGGAAGAAATTAATGATTCTCCTTCAATTTGACCAAGGTCATTACGTAAAAATGTATTTTTATAATTGAAAAAATCGTTGACATTTGAATTTTGCAAATAAGATATTTGGGCCATAAATACAAGCCATTTGCAAGGGTTTAAGATTTGAATACTATTTCTGTTACTCAAATTTTGTAAATTTATATTTCCTGTAAAAAAGATTTGTTCTATAATATATTCATGTTTATCGTTGTAAAATTTATTCCTTTCATCTCTGTCTAAATAAATATAATCTATTAATAAAAATATGTTTTTAATAGGTAAATCTATCGGCTGTTTAAACATATAATTTTTTTCGATGTATATCGTGTTTGGATTTGTATCTGATGATGGTATCGGAATATAAATAGACCCACTTTTTGTTCCATATATTATATAATTTATTTGTTGTGTATAGCCATTTTGTATAATATTTACTAAGTTATTGGCAAATAAATTATTTAAATAACTTGTGGTTGTTGTAATAAAAGAATTATCTGATATTTTTCTGTAATAAAGATTATAGTTTAATATATTCATTGTAGTTGCATCAATATCTCCACAATCAACACTGTCAAATTCAGCCCAAGCAATTCCTTGTTGCGAATATTGAACGAGTGGTTCTCCGACTATTCCGTGACCATAATATTTTTGTACTTTAATATAATTTGTTGGAGAAAAAATGGCACAAGAATTAAAATCATTTAGTTGTATATTAAATCTAATAGTGTTATATTCCAGACACAAAATAGGTAGTGCCATTCCAGAATTATTACAAAACCAAAAATACATTGGAATATGAAGAACATATGATTTAATCCCTTCTGATGTTGTGTGCAAAGTATATAGTTCTGGAATATTTCCTATGTATTGATTGAGCGAACTGTTAAAATTTGTGTAATTTAACTCATCAAGAACATTCAGCCATTCACCCCACATTCTAGATATTACCTGTCCACTTATTTCAATTTCCACATAATCGATCAACGCATACGCAATTTTTCTCGCCCAAGCAAATTTTAACTTATTGTCGACGGTATTTGTAAGATCGTATAGTATTGGAATATCAGGCAATTCTATTATTAACCACATTTTATGTACTAAATCACCAAGTTTGGACAATTCACACGATATTTTTTTTCCAAAATTTGCTTGGTAAATAAAATTAGTCTGAATTGTTTCTGTGGAAAAGTTGGTATATCTTCTATAGACAACTTTAAAAAATGTAACTTGTGGTTGTTCATTTAAATACATGTTTTCTTCTCCATATGCTACTAATTGTACTTCTCCTCCTGGCATATTATTTTATTAATATAATTAAATTTGATTTATATTAATATAAATCAAATTAAACCAATGCCAAAATATTTCAAAAAAGGCCGTACCTAAAATAGTACAAAATTTTATATACATTTTGTGGATTGTAAAATTACTTATTATTTCATAAATAACAATCCGGCTAATCCAGATTGATATCTAATCAAGTTATATTCCAAAGTAGATAATTTGAGGGTCATTGTTATTGTGTCTAAATTGCTAATATAATTAAAATAACCAAAACACTGAACAAATTTATTTTTATCCATAATTAGCTGTATCCTAAAAGTATTGTACATGTCCATATTTATCGTACCCGTCGGCTGGAACTTTTCAGGTTCAAACGCAAAACTATATGTATTTATATTGTTATCAGAGTTGACTCTAGTGTTATATCTATAAGGATTCAATAAACGAGTAATATTGTTATAATTATATTTTGTCATGTCTGTTGAGTTAGGCGTGACCTGTGGAATTATTCCGTCTCTGCGTATTCCATCAATATAAAAAACAGTGGATAGTATTAAATCATTTATGCCCCCCATCAAATTATTTTGAATTTCTATTAAATAACCATTTACAAAAAAATCAAATGTCCAAAATATTTCTTTAATTAATCCATTTATGTTAAAGTCAAAATTTACTAATAACACATCATTATTATTATTAATTTGAGTGTCAATCGTTTGTGACACTGTGTAATAATTATGTTTTTCAATTAAATTATCCTGTTTATTAAGTGTCAATCGTTTTCTTTCTGTTCTTTCTAATAATATAAAGTCAAATAATGTACTAGTATTGATTTGTTTTTGTGTGAGAAGTAGTGAAGTAGTTTCAAAAAAATTTTTAATTAAATTATTGGGACTGTTTTTTATTTTTATGAAAATATCAGAATACATACAAGATATTAACGGTATTGCATTCATTGCATCTTTAAAGAAAAATTCCAATGGTAAATATAAGGATTTATTTTTATAAACTTGTAAAATGTAGGGTTTTATTGGACCAGGTTTTATAAAATCGTTTGTATATCCAATACCCAACATCTGATCTAATCCTCTCAATACATTCAAATTTACCATCAATTTATTAATAATAATTAACATATCACTCGTTAATTTATCTATTAATTCATCACTTATATACAATTCCAAATTATCTAATAAGTCAATCATTCCATAATCAGAAAATAATCCATTTGTCATCATTGTTATTTGTTCTAAATATTCTGCAGGAACATCAAATAAAGTATCATACATTAGGCTTTTCATATTATAGATTGGTAGTGAAGTGTTTGCGTCGACGATACTTATTAACATGTTTTTCCAAATTAAAATTTTATTATTGACTATGTACTTTTTATAAAGCATGTTTTTGATATAGTTAGGATTTGCTGGTAAATTGCCTCCACTGTAAGTTTTAAGTGACGCGTTATATTCAATTTGGGCCAACAATTCCTTGTTATAGACTTGTTGAATATTTAATATACTATCGAAGAAATTTATTATTTTTTTTGTAAAAGTTTGATTGTCGCATGTGTAAAATAATAGTTCATTTAAACCATTGAAAAATACATTTGTGCTTTCTAAATTTATTGAATTAACGTAATTGTATATTTGTATATTGATGTAGTTTATTAATACATATAAAAGTGTCTTACTATTATCAAAAAAATATTGACTTAATATTACGTCCCATTTATTAAGAACATAAATAATCATACATATGTAATAAAACAATGTAATTAACATATTGTAATTTATCCTTTCAATACCAAGATTATTAAAATTATCGTAAATTAATGTAAAAATTGTAATAGTGTTGTCATTATAAATGTAATTAGTGTTATTTGAAAATATATTTAACAATTGATTGACTGATACCCTAATACCAGTTTGATTTTTATTTGTTCCTCCAAATATATCTTTAATAATGTCGAGGTATTCACTAATGTTATAAATAATTGTGTCAAATACTTTGTCAATGTATTGTATGTTTGACTGTAAAATGGTGTAGTTGTATATATTGATATTATTATATTGATTTAGTACATTTATAATTGTGTTGTCAAAAAAAACATTAGTTATTGACGTTTCATTTTGTTGTAAGAGTGAGACAGTTATAGAATTGTATATATTTGATAAAAAATCCAAATTTACGTTATAGTTATAAAAAGTATTGATTTTGTAATTTATTATTTTTTTAATTGTATTGTTTTGTATATTTTTGTAATAATTCGATATTAAATTTTTTTCGATAATATTACTATTTATGAAATCTAAATAAACACTCACATCATTTTCTAAATCAATACAAAAAAACAAATTATTGTTAAATATATATTGATAGGCATTTGTGAAAACATATAATAAATAATTTTGAAAAGTAGAGTCAGATATATTATTTATCATTATGTAAAATATTTTTAATCTGTATAATATTTCAAACTTATAGTTCGCGTTATAGATATATTCAATTGTTAAGTTTGGATTATATATTATCATTGTCCCGTAGTTTATCAGTAATATCTTAAAATCTAATCCATTGTTAAAATAATAGTTTCCGTAATAAGAATAAATCATTCCCCAATAGTTCACAATGAGTAAATTATAAAAATTTAATTCAAATTTCTTAATGTATTCGTCAGCCGTTGAATCTTTATTTTTTATTTTAAATATCCACTCGTATAAAATATTTAATACATCAATGTTTACTGTCGATAGTGTAATATTAATAATTTTTTTGTAAATTGTGAATATTTTTAAAGTACAGTCACTAGTTTTGTTGTTAGATAAAATATAATTTAAATAAGAATAGACATATTGTTGCATTTGATTAATATTAATCGTATATTGTACTATTATCATGTTATTTTCAACGTATTTTTTATAATAAAATATTTTGTTCTGAAAATATGTATTATATATTAGCGTAATGTTATTTGCGAAACTAATGTTTTGAGTGTAGTATACAATATGTTTTATTGCCGCTGAAAATCTATTGATTATGTCTTGATAATCAACAGTATTAACTATATTACTATAGAGGAATGGATTTACGCTTGATTGATAATACAAATATGAATTTTTAAAATATTGTGAAACATTGGAAAAACTTGATATTTCTTCTATGAACTCTACAATAAGTTTTTTAACAATAATACTATTATTTGTAGTATCGATGCGAAAGTTTTTCTCTAAATACCAATTAATTAATATTATACTATTTTCTAAATTAAATGCAAAATTGTAAACATAGTTAACATACTCAAAATTGTAATTTCCTTGTAACTCCAGTTGTTGTATGAAATAACCAAAATTATCAGTCACTGTTCCTGTTTGAATAGTTGTATAGGGAATTCCGTATAATTCATAAAAATATAGTTCGTTAATAAAATTATTGAATACTGTTAATGTCATTGTTGTGTTTGCCGTTATTATTAAGGATTTTTGTATTTTTAAATTTTCGACGTTTGAAATTTGAGGATTCAGTTTAAAATTAAAATAATATTTCATGTATAATTTGACAATTTTATTTAATGTTGGTTCAAAAATACTATTGTCGCCGTCATAATCAAAATATGTTTGTGCCAAAAAGGTATAAATTATATCAATGAATATTTTATTAAAAAAGGTATTACTGTAATTTTTTATGTTTAATAATGCATAATCACTATTTATAATGTTGAGATAATACTTATTTTTTGCAGAATAAATTTGTGCATAGTTTGTCTCGAATTTATAAAAATTATACTGATATGAATAATATTTTTTATAAATGTCAATTCCTTTATTATATATCGAACCCATGCTAAAGTTAATAATGTCGAAGTCGTAGTCAATTGGTATTGTGTTTGAATAATTATTTGTTGCCGATACTAACAAAGACAAATCTGTTATGTTTTGCGATCTTGATAATATCGTCGCGGAATTTTTTGTAAGTTGATTGTTATTTACCGATGTCACTAAATTTTTTGTCGGAACAAAATTTATAGTGTCATTTTTTATATAATTGTCCGATGTATAACCTTTTAATTCCTCAAATATTTCACTAAGATTAAAATTACCAATTCTAAAATTCGCTAAAATATTATTAATATCATTCGCTTGTTCGGAGTAAGTAATGTTTATAGTACCTAACAAATAAATGAGCAGTATAAATAACAAATTTATATTTTTAATTTGTGTGTGAGTGTAATATTTATCGTTGTTTAGTGTAAATCGGGAAAATATAATTTCATGGTTTGAAATATTATTAATATTTGTGAGAGTTGTGCTGTAATATGTGTTTAATATAATTATTATCGCATTAGTCATATAATAACTGTTTGGATTGTTTATGGACTGGTCTATATTTAACATGATGTTATAACTTTGAACAAGATTACTAATAGTTACGTCTGTCGGTAATGAATATGTAATTAAAGAAGTGGTATAAACATTACTAAAACCCACTGTATTTTCGTATGAAGATGCGTATTTATAACATAAATTTAAATAATCTTTTGCGTTTGTGTTGTATTTAATGTCTTGGAAGAAACTTGGATCATTAAAATCATTATCAAAATTTAATGTATTTACGCATTTGCAATGATTATGATGTCCATGATGTCCATGATGTTCATGATGTTCATTACAACAGTTTTTTTTACATGTATTATATATTGATGGGTAATTTGGGTCGAATACTGTTATATAATAGATATATTTTTTAAGTTTTGCATAAAATACATCATCAAAAACGTTAAGTAAGTTCACATTAATTTTTATTTTTTGAAAGTCGTACTGCAAAGTATAATTCTTAATAATTTTTGAGATTATATCGTTGTTAATTATATTAAATAAATTTGCGTTGATTAAATAAATGACGTACAAATAAATAACAATTTTTTTCATAATATTATCAAAATCGATGGCTATTTTTGAGTTCAGATTATTATTAATAAAATCTTTTTGTAAAAACAGGATATTGTCGTATATTGAAATTGGAGAAAATGATTCAGTCAAATTAATAAATTTGTAAATATAGTTATGAAATTCTTCAAGATTGAACAAATCAAGAAAAAAATCAATAACGTTAATTCCATTAAATAGTTTAAATTTGTTAAATAAATTTTGTAATTTGTTTACATTTAAAAACTTTACGAAAAGTTTAAAATTTTTATAAAACGAGTTATGGTCAGAGGGGTTAATGGAAAAATTTATTATGAAATCATTAAAAATTGGATTTTGTATAAAAGCCCTTTTGTCGGTATAGTTCAAATAGTTTAAAATTTCAAAAACTATGTCATTTTGATACAGCGCCAAGTTTGATTCGTATTGAACATTTGAAGAGTTTGAATAAATATTATTGTAGAGCTTTACATAATCGTACATCGAATGATTATTCATATACTCATAAACATATTGATCATTATTATTTGTTCTTAAAACGTATTGATTCACATAATTATATATAAATCTATTGATATTGCGTTCTATGCTGATAGACGAAGTGATTCTAAGATTTAAGTATCTGATAAGATAATCGCGTAAATATGTAAAATCTTGAACTACAGAGTCGTAAGTAGTTATGTCAAATAAATTATTATTTATTAATTCGTCGATTTCTGTCGCGTTGTTTTGTAGTTGATTTGTATTTGAGAATAACAAAGTATTTGTGTATGTGTTTGTATTACTGATGGTTGTATCATAAAATTTAGTTATTATACTGTAAATTTGATTGATAATTAAGTTCTCGTATTTGTTGTAATAGTTTAGACCATTCGATTCAAAAGACAAAAATAAATTGTTATACATATTTTTAATAATTGTTAAAGTTTGTTCATATATGGTTTGTGCATAAGTTTGATATGTTGTAAACAAATCACTACTAACTGATTTATTATTAGAAATAAAATTTACAAAATATTTATTATTAATTGTAAAGAGTAATTTTTCATTTTCGTTTAAAACTGAGTTAATTGTGTCTCTGTATCTATTGTAAAATGGCACATTGTAGGATAACTGTTTTAATGCATTGTAGTTATATGATAATGGAACTGAATAATTAATATCTAATTGATACCACGCCACAACATCATTTATATTATACTGATTTACAAAAACTTTACTTGTCAATAGTTCATAATCTGGTGATTCATTATAGACGAGTAATTTATTTTCGAAATAATTAGTGTTAGTGTTGAGGATGTATGGGTTAAAAATTATGTTATATAAACTAGGTTGAGTATATGTATAAAAATTTGTGTTTTTAATATTCAATCCGTTGGCGACATTTTGTATATAAATAGTAGAATAGTTAAAAATTAGTGTTTCTGTGCTGTTGTTAATAATAGTAATGAATGATTCTAGACAATTTAAGTAAATGTTTTCGGTGTACAAGGATTGAACATATGTGGAAAATGTCTGTTGGTTATAAATATTATTTAGATTATTGATATTATTTGTGTTTGACTTAATAAAATTTGTAATATCCGAATTTAAACAGGAAACCATAAACAATAAATACAATAGATAGATAATAATAATGTTGTTCGTTTGAAATTTATTGTTTGTATTTTGCACATCGATATTAAACAAAGTATTGAAATAATTATACAAATCAACATTTGAATTATTTTTTACATTATAAATTTGCGCATAGTGATCTATTGCTAACAACAAATCCTTGAACACATAATCTGACACTAAATAATTTATTAAATATGAAAAATTATCAAAAATATATTTTGTTATTCCGTTAATAATATTTTGATAATACAATAAAGCATTGTCACCCATAGAAATATCCACATCAAAAAATAATTTTTTATAATAAACAAACCCATCCACTATTTGCGACGATGATAAAATATTCTGATACTGTTTAATATCAAATGTCTTGTTTTTATAAAATGTAGAAAATAAATCTATGTTTGTAAGTTGATTTGTTATCGAATACATGTTGTTGGTGGTATCTATTATATTTTTATTCATATTATCAAATAATACACCAATTGAGTATGACGTATAATAGCAGTTGTTGTATACAGTGTTCGTAATAAATTCAGTTTGGTCATACACAATATTGTGATTATTATACTGGTCGGCTGATAATATAATGTTATTTAATGAATTAATACATGCAACAAAGTCATTATCATTTTTATCAAAAAATGTACTCACAAAATTTATTGTGTTATTGACGTTAAGAAAAAAAGTTTGATTAGATTTTATAGTTATTACTAACGCATTTATAAATGCATCATCAAAATTATATTTTACATTGTTGTATAAATTTGCGAGTAGATTCAATATATCAAAACCGTTACTGGCAAATATTCCATTAAAGTTTAAATTATTTGAGGATGCTGTATTTTGCACAAGATTTACATTATTTTTATTGAAATAAAAAGGTGCGTAAATATATATTTCTTTTAACAATCCACTGTTTGAAAATAAATTTTTAATTTTTTCGTCGGATAATACATTAATATCGTCGTAAGACATAAATGCATTACTAATAAAAACGTTAAAAGTTAAAAAAATATTAATATTAAAATTACTGAAATTATAGTTGGTATAGTCGCTAAAATTATTGAATATATTACCTGGTTGACTACTGATTATTACAGCTATGAGAATTTGTAGTAATAAATCTCGCAATTGAATTAAGTCATTTGGCATTTGATTTAATAATTGCGTATTGGTCGACATTGTTGATAAAAAATTATACAAGTAATATATTCTGTAGTAGGGAGAACTTGGTAAGAAGATAAATTTGATATAATTATTTGTGTTTTCGTTTATAAAATAAAAATTGTTTGTGGGAACGTGTGTAATATCATAACTTGAAAATGCTCCGTTAAACAAAGCAGTGTCTGTATATTCAAATATACCAAGTAATAACAAATAGTCCATATTTAAAGTTGTGTTGTATATGAGCTGAGAGTTATAGTTATTGATTGTATTCAAAAAATTATTTATTACGGAGTAGTTTGATGAATTCAGATAATTCTGTGATTTTGTGTAATAATTGCTTACTATAGATTCGACATATAGTCCGTTGTAATAATCATACATTTTAGAAAAATCTGGTGGTTCGTTATTCAGATTACTGTTGTATTTTTGGAAATTATCAGCGTATAATTGATTGATGGCATTTTTAATATTTTTATCATATGTATTTTTGTTTATGTTTGTGAATAGATTATAATTGTTTTTATTATTTGAATTGTTAATTGTGTTTTCAGTATAAAAGAAGAAATTACTCGTGAGTGGAAAAATGGCGTTGTTGTGCGGATTTTCGGTTACCACTTGTTGTGTTAGTCCAGATACAGAGTATATATAGTCACTATTTTTGTTATAAATATTTTCTATTACAATGTTTGAGCTAACTAATAGTTTTGATAAATAGATGGTGTAATATAAAAAAGATTCTAAATTTGCGTATACTGATTCTACAATACTAAATAATGTTACTTGTTGATTATTTTTAAAATTAGATAAATAATTAAACATTACTAAATCGAATACATTATTGTTATTTTCGTAATTTATAATATTGTCATAACAATAATTTAATGTTATGATCTGAGTAGTGTTTAGTGAAGTATAATTTGCAATTACGATACTTTGAATTAATACTCTTAGTACGTCAAATGTACAATAATAGTTTGAATTTATGTTTCCAAGAACATTATTAAAAATATAGTTGTTAATTATTGTGTTTTCATAACTTGAAATTTTTTTACTTACAAATTGTGTTACTGTATTATTATAATGAGCAACTGTTTCTTTTTGATATACTAAACTCCTGATTGATTCTTGGTTTAGAAACAATACATTATTAAAAATCAGTGTGTCCAAAATTATTTTGTTAAATTTATTTATGTCATTCCCATAATTTAAAAAGAAATAATTGATAATATTTTTAGGATTGTTTATAATTGTTAAAAATTCTTGTATGGTCGGATTATGACAATTATTGCAAAATAGTTTTACTAATAGTCTGATGTATGTATTTAAGGATACTGAATATGGGTTGTTGATATTAGAACTATTTAATAAAGAAGTTTCGTTGTTGATTAATGTTTCATTAAAGTCATTTGTATCCAAATTACCAAAAATAATTGATTTTTTTAAATTAAAAATATCCATTTGAATATAATTCGGATTTTGTTCATATTTGGAATTATTTAATACATTTTCAGCATAATCTAATAATATTTTAGATGGAAAAACAATATTGTAGTACGCATAGTTAGTCACTTGAGTTGATTTACTTTGTCCAGATTGTATAAATTGTGTGTTAATTACATTTTGATTATTTTGTGTTATTGAAACGATATTGTTATATTCTTTTCCAAAAATATTATTAATAAATTTATTAAACTCAGAGTTTTTAATTACAATATCGGCATATTTAATTTTATTATTATAATATCTTGCAAATATAGAATTATATTCGTTAAAGAGATTTTTAATAGTGTTAACGGTATTAATAAGTAAATTGACGCCATTTTGGTTATTGATATTAAAAAATAAAGAAACGTAAATGTCGTATTGATTTATTTTAATAATATTTGAAGCAATACTCTGATCTATATTTTGAATACAATAATTTAATAAATATTGATATATTTTGTAATCGTCAAACGTAAATTTGAACGCAATATTTAAATCTTTTAAATCTAGTCTAAAATATCTCAGTGTACTGTAATTAATATTTGTTGTTAATAAATTTAAAACATTATATGATTCATTAATTGTATTGAGTATTACATTATAGTCAATAATATATGTAAAACCATAATATAAATACGGTAAATTTATATTATTGAAAACACCAGATTCGTCTAATTGAAATTGTATGTTCGGTTCAAATTTTATTTTAAATATTAGATCACGGTCATTTTGAATATTTGTACTCATTAAACTAAGATATGGGACATTGTTATTAAAAAAGATAAATTTACAAATTTGTATATCTGACATATCATTTTTGTTATATTGGTTTATATAAATGTTGTAAGAATCATAAAGAGTGGTTATATCTGAAGTGAGTGTTGAGGTCAAATTGTCATAATTGTTCAATAATTCAATATAGTTTTCGTTAAAATTAAATTTTAGATAACCTTTTGATAATAAGTCTCCGGAATTTGGTATTTGAACGGTGTTGATTTCATTATTTTCATAGTAATTTGAATATATTTCTATATTGTTAATAAAAAAATTTGTATGTCTTCTAAAATAACATTTAAAAAATGATATGTGTGGAACGTCGTTTAAATATTCTTTTTCTTTTCCAGTGGCTAATAATTGTATAAATCCTCCCGGCATTATAAATATAAATACTATAAATAATAATATTTATAAAAATTTAACCCAAATTAATATGTAAATGCAATACCAACAATTCCTCCAATAAATCTCAACACGTTATAATTTTCTGCTTGAATATATATTTTATAATTATTTAGATTGCCTGTGGACAAATTATCAATGGTGTTATAGTTATTATTTGTGTTCACACTAGAAAGATTATTGTCAGGATTCAATAAATTAAAATTTAGAGAAGTTTTGGGAATTCTGCTTAGATTACATGCTCCCGCTGGCTGCGATTCTGTAGGATTTAAAGAAAAAGAATAAACGTTAATACCAAGTTCAGGCGTATTTTTATAATAATTGTACACTTGTAAATAATTGAAATACGGACTATTTTGGTTTACAAGTTCCACACCATTTAAAGTGAGTTGTGATGATATAAAAGGTGATGCGTCATAATTTATATATTTGCCGTTTTGAGTTAGAGCTGTTGTAATATCAGCAATAAAAAAATCATTATTGATTGGGGAGGTATTTATTACATTTAATCCTTCAATAAAAGTATAGACATTAAATAAATAATTTGGATTATACAACAAGTTTAAATAATTAATATAGCTAGCATTATTAATATTATATGTTGGTTGATACAGTGATACGGTATATTTATCATATAAATTTTGTCCTGTCACATTATTTATGTATTTATATTGATTAGCACTCCAAAATAACGTTTTACAACAGTGAAAAAAATTTAGTTCAAAATTAGAAATAAAAGGAGATACATTACTAAATACTATTTCTTGTACTTGAGTAATTAAATATTCGTGACTTGACTGTGCAAATTTCTTTCTTTCAATATTGTCGAGATAAACATATTCCAACAACATTGTAATTTCCATTTGTGAACTAAAAATATTAACAGTATTACTCAATATTAAATCTACAATTTTACTGCGCAAATTATCATTGGTAAAAGAGCTTACATTGGGAATATCAAAAAATATTGAATCAATTAAATTTCTGAACTTAATTTTAATTTGTATATTGTTAAATTGTAAAGCTATTAACGGGACCGCTAATCCATAATTATTTTGAAACCAAAAAGGTAAAGGTACATAAAGATATTTTTCATCATTACTAACTACAGGCTTATTTAAATCCGGATCGTTACCTATCATTTTATTATAAATTTCCACATTTTTATAGTTTAGTTGTCCGTAAACATCTACGTAATTAGAACTCATGTTTGTTATAAGATTACTACCAATAAACATTTCTATATTTTCCATTATAAAAATTCCTATTTTTTTAGTCCAACCCATAGCAACAATATTTTTAACACTAAAACCATTAATTAACTTGGCATATAAAACTTCATTAAGATTTCGCAAAATATCCATGTTTGCATTAATCATAAATTCAAATATATTGTAGCTATAGTCGACTTCTTTATAATTTGAATAAATGTATGTCAGTACACTATCATTATCCAAATAAAATAACGACGCATTTGTATATGTACTCGTGTATTTATGCTGAATATTGTTTTTTTGGGGTTCAATTCCACTGTATAAAAAATAACTGACGATGTTAAAAAATTCTAGATATTCGTCTTGTCGTAAAAATTTGAGAATATAATTTTTCAGATCTTGTATGTATGTAATAGATTTGAAATTATTGTTACTTTGTTTAAAAAACGTATTTACTATATTTTGTAATTTATTAATAAAATTTATAAAAAAATCATAGTATAAATAATATTTTTGTAAATCAAACGCTTGAGTATTGTCTAATTTCATATCGTTCGTCAACTCTTTATTTAAATTAGTCAAATCATAACTCGGCAATTTTATTTTTAATGTCGTTTTTGTTAATAAGTCGCCTGATTTGGGTATTGTCACTGTAGACGTCGAACCAAAATCGACAGGATTATCAAATGGTATTTCCACCGTTTTAATTCCAAAATTTGTGTATCTCCTAAATACAATTTTAAAATAAGTTATCTGCGGATTACCTGTCAGAGTTAAATCTTGAGAACCATAACTTGCAATTTGTATCAGACCTCCTGGCATAATATAATTATTATGACTATATTAATTTAATTAATTTTACCTTAAAAATTAATCAAATATTTAATTAATATAAAAATATGACAAATTCTTCAAATTTGAATGATGAACAACTAAATCATCTTGGAGACGAAACATATAAAAATGTTGAACAACAAAGTATGCACGAAACACTAAATGAAAAAAATGAAGTGGATGAGGCAAAAGCAAATAATAATATAAATCATTTTAAATATGACAATTTATGTTTAGGGATAGATTTTGGTACAACAAATTCATGTTTGACAGTGTGGTATAAAAATAAAGCGTTAAATATATGTGATTTGGATGATTCTCAAGTTATTCCCACGGTAATTGAAATTACACCAAATAAAAAAATTATAGGTAAAGAAGCATATTTAAGAAAAAACATTTTTGAAAAAACAAACACTGAAGTAAGCAATAAAAATATATTTTTAGTGTACGAAATAAAGAAATTGTTGGGAAAAAAATATTCTGAATTGTCGGAGTCTCAAATTAACATTTTGGCGTATACTGTTGTGCCAGATGAATCCGATAATATATGTATATACGATTCAAATTCTGAAAAATATTATTATCCGGAAGAAATAGCTACTCACTTGTTTATGAGTTTTAAGGCAAGGGCTGAAACCTTTCTGTCTAATAAATTTAACTGTGTGGTGACAATAAGTAATGCGGTGATTTCAGTTCCTGCTTATTTTAATAAAAATCAAAGAGAAATTGTTAAAAGTTGTTCTCAGAATGCAGGATTCAATGTATTGAGATTAATTAATGAACCTACTGCAGCCGCTTTGTGTTATGGACTCGGAAAAAATTTAAATAATTCAAATAAACATATCATCGTATATGATTTAGGAGGAGGTACACTAGATGTATGTTTATTATATATTTCCGATGGAGTTTATGAAGTATTAGGTTCTTGTGGAAATAATAATTTAGGCGGTTCTGATTTTGATAATAAAATAATGGAGTATGTGATTAATGAATTTATTACGGAAAACAAGATAGATAAAAATTATTTTATAGAAAACATTGATGAAAATACTTTACAAAAATTAAAATATTTAGCAGAACACACAAAAATAGCTTTGACGGATAATTTAAATACAAAATTAAAAATAAATAATTTTTTTGATAATAAAAATTTGTCTGTTTCTTTAAGCAGAGAAAAATTTAATGAAATTTGTGAAGATTTAATAAGATTGGCCGTAAAGCCGTTGCACGATGTACTTACATTATGCGAGTTAGAAAAGGACAAAATTGACGAGATTATTATGGTCGGAGGAATGACCAGAATTCCTATAATTAGATATAATGTAGAACGTTTTTTTAATAAGGATGTAAATTGTTCAATAGATCCCGATACAGTTGTGTCGATCGGTGCATCTATACAAGGTTACATGTTAACAAGTAGTTCTAATATTGAAGATAAATTGCTCTTGGTCGATAGATCACCATTATCGATCGGACTAGAAACATCTGGTGGAATAATGGATTTTTTAATTCCGAGGGGAACAATTATTCCTGTAAAAAAAACAAGAAAATACACAACCGACACAGATAATACTGAATGGATATCCATTAAAATATATGAAGGAGAACGTAAATTGACAAAAGATAATTTTTTGATAGGTGATTTTGTATTGTCGGGAATTGAAAAAGAAAAACGAGGCATTCCGGAAATTCAAATAACTTTTGAAATAGATACTGACGGTATTATTAAAATCAAAGCCGAAGATTTAAAAAATCCTTTAAATAAAAAAATTGTACAAGTATCGGGCAATAAACAAAATCTTTCTCAGGAAGAACTAGATAAAATTGTGGAAAATGCAAAAAAAATGGATCAAATTGATAGATTGGACAAAATGCAAAAAGAATCTTATTTGTCACTAATAGATAGTTCTAAAAGAATATTGGAAAATATTAATAGTGCCGAGGTTAAACTTGATAGTAATATAAAATCTGATATTTCGGCCAATGTAAAAGAAATATTAGAATGGTTAACAACACAAAATTATTCTGATATTTCTCAAGATAAATATAGGGAGCTACTTAACGATTATAAATTGAACTACTCTATTTACCTAATACAAAACAATACACCAATTATTAATTTGGAATCTGCCGAAGAAGATACTAACGGAATCGAAATTTATGAAGACGATAATAAAAAATACGATGAACAAATTAAATATTTTAGAGGTTTAATAGATGAATATGATACAATAAATAAACAAATGAAAATATATTCGTTAATGGATTCCGGAAGTTTTGAAAAAAACCAGGTAAAGAAGGAATTATTAATAAAACTAGAAAGTTTATACGGTGACTTATATGGTTATGCAAACGATACACTAATAAAATTATTTGTTGAAACAAATTTAACTGATGATAGCGTTAATGATTACTGTATTAAAATGAATGAGTATGATATTGAGTTTAAAGATTTATTCGATACTTTAGATAAAGAATATAATATTGTTACAAAGTTAATAAATAAAATTAAAGAAAAAGAAAATTTTTATTTAGATAAATTGTCTGCCGTCGCAAATGACGAATCTCCAGAATATAAGGAAATTAATAAAAATTTAGATGTTATAATTGATTTTGACTCTTACATATATAAAATTAACAACGGATATGTTCAATACGAATATCCAAAAATAATTGAAATGTTAAATAAATTGGATGAATTATAAACAACAGATTAATATTTAAAACTTAATGATGGATAACATTAATATTGTATCTGATAAATCTCACTCAGATTATGTGCAAGACATAAGAAATTCTGGAGGAGAAATATATGTTGTTGGAGGCGCAGTAAGAAATTATTTATACAATTATTTTCACTCAACCAACATTGAAATCAAAGATTTTGATTATTTGGTAAGAAAATTAGATGAAACCACCATAATAACAATATTAACAAAATATGGTAAAACGAAAGAAGTCGGAGCATCATTCGGAATTATAATTTTAAACTATAATTCCGAAAATTATGAATTTGCCCTTCCGAGAAAAGAAATATCAACTGGCTACGGATACACTGATTTTGTAATTGACTGTGATAAGGATTTAATAATAGAAGAAGATTTTAGAAGACGAGATGCTACAATTAATGCTATAGGATTTCCTATTTATTCTTTAACGGATCTAGAATTTTTAGACATTAATAAAAACAAAATTCCTCAATTTGAAAAATTTATAGATCCGTTTGATGGCATGACCGACATTAAAAATAAAATTTGGAAATGTGTAGAAGATCCAAGTAAACGATTTATCGAAGAACCAAATAGAATAATGAGAGCGTTTAGACAATCAGTAGAATTAGATTTGACTATAGACTCACTCACATTAAAAGGTATAAAAGAAAATTGTGGTTTGATTAAAGAAATGATGCCAAAGTCATATTCTCGTATATTTAACGAATTATTAAAAATGTTATCAATCAACAATCGCTCAAAAAAAAACTATTTAGAAATAATGAGAGATTTTGGCATATTGGATATTTTAGGAATTATAAATCCAAATTTAAATGTTAAAAATACATCATTGTTAATAAAATTTGCTTCTTTAATAAAATGTCATGAAATTAAAGATATTGAAAAATGGTTGAACGAACGACAAATATCAGCCATTAAATATTTAAGTCCGTTAAGTAGTAAAATAATTATTACACCTTTTTCGGTGAATATTGGGACACTTTACTATTTAGTTTTTTCTTCATATATATTTATAAAATCATTTGCTTGTATAAATAAATATTTAAAATAATTTTCTAAATGTTCTTTTGATACTTTATTTTTAATTATATAATCCAAATCATTTTTTAATTGTTCGTAATTATCAGGACTCCTATTTTTTATATGACTTTTTAATTGACTAAATAGATTTTCTATTGGATTGAGATTTGGGTTATATGGGAGCGAATATATTATTTTATTATTTGAACTTATTATATTGTCTTTTACAAATTGAGATTTATGAAATCTAGCATTATCTAATATTATTAAATGCTTTGTATATTTATTTTTAATATAATCATTATAAAAAGTATTAAATTTTTCTGCATCTATTTCATCTCTATCTTTATATAATTTATAACCGATTATTTTACCATTTTTAATAGCACAAATAAAATTAAATTTTACAAATGGATAAGTGTAGGTTGTATCATAACATCTACTTCCTTTAATACATCTACCATTTGCTTTTTTCATATTTAAATAAAATCCAGTTTCGTCAATTGATATTATATTATCAATACCTATTTTCTTTAATTCTTTATAATATTCATATTTATCTTTTTTAAGTGTTGGTAATTTTTTTAATGGATAATATTTAGTTCTTAGTTGTTTATGAGTTAATTTAAGTTTATATTTAATTATATAATAAAGATGTGATATTGAAGCATTTATTTTATATTGTTTATTTACTTTTTTACTTATTTTAGCGAGTGTTATAGTTATATTATTTTTAATTAAATCTTTAATAAAATTTAATATTTCAGTAGTAAATTTACTTTTTCT